AGACTTGCTCTGGTCCCGAAGGGTGAATATGCCAGGCAGCCGCTAGACATGGATGGCATAGGACCGAAAAGGGCAAAGCTGATTGAAGAGAGGATCGTGATGCATTATGGCCACTGAAACGGATTTTGCTTTGATATATGTGGGTAGCTTGGTAGTCATATTTTTCATAGGGTTTACATTGGGGCGGTATCTGTGAAGAAATCCGAGCTAGAGGCCACAATCGAAGCATTGGCAGCGGAAGAGCACAAGCAGTGGGCCGCATGGGCGATGGAAATCATGAACACCGAAGCGATCTCATCGGCTCGCGCCGCTCGTTGGATGGAACTGATTCAAACAGATTATACGAATCTTTCCGAAGAGATGAAAGAACTCGATAGGAGAGAAGTCCGGCTGCATGTGCTGCCCACAATCGAACGCCTGATGCGAGAAAACCAGGAACTGAAGGACCAACTCGTGCTCTATAAACGCTCCGAGATGGTGGGTGATGATCGATGAAATTCGTCTTGTCCGAAAAAACCGCGAATGCTCTGCGATCTGTAGCCGCCTCTGGATGCATAGATCCTGATAGCCTTGTGCTGATGTGGTGCATAGTGGCTGGATACGAGGTGGAAGATGACAGATAGTTGCCCATTCGATACCCCGGCAGGATGTACCGCAATCTTATGTTATGATTCCAGAGAATGTAATGTCAGGCTGCGCGAGCAGCGAAATGTAGGCATCATCAAGCAATTTCGCGACATAGAGGAAACCGGCGATCTGCCGCCTGGGTTCCAGTGGCAATCCATCGAGTGGCGGAAATCTACCGGTTGGATGGGGTGGGTATGTGGGCCAGATGGATGCAACGATTTTATTAAGTGCAGGAAAATACCAGAAGAAGTGACGAAGGAGTTACAACCGTGAGCTGGGTCCCAGGCAGCCAAAAACCAGACCAACATTCCGCCGCCGCTTCTGTCTGGTATTGGCAATTGCAGTCCGGGGCCTACCCAGGTCTATGCGAGGTGGACGGTGATCTGTATTGGCTAGATCCGAATTGGCCGGATGCCGTGAAAGAATACTGTCGGAGCTGCTTGTCAACTACCCACGACTGAAGTCGCGGGCTTGCGACTACGCAAAAAGTCGTGTCGCATTTGGCCGGTTGACTGTTGGATTGGCATATCCTCACAGAACGCCTCTTTCGAGGGCAGTCCTGGCGACCTACTCCGGGAAGTGCCGTCACAAGCCATTCACTCAGGCCAGGGATTGCTCCCACCATGCTACCCGAAGCAATTTGAGCCTCAAAACGCCTATCGCTTTACGCCGTATTTCTCCGGTATATCGGAGTGCCCTAACCCCGAGAGGTGGATAGACGGAGCACATTGCTCTTGAGTAGCTATATATAGGACTTAGAACTATTTAAGACTTATGCTAACCTGCATACAGCTAAAGACGGAAACGAGAGACCGACTTAAAGAAATCGGCAAGAAAGGAGAAAGTTATGACACCATCATTAATCGAATATTGGACGAGCGAGATAACAGCGGGGCACGCCCCTCCCAGGGCTAAAGCCCAGGGTTTCCGCTGCCCCTGCACCCCGAGGTTTTCATGAATGCCACATCTTCCATTGGCTGGTATCTTCTGGAGCATAAGATAGATCCTGTAATCCTATCTGGCTTCCCAAAAAGGTTATCGGAGCTACCTCCGCATGTGGTCACGCGCCTATCGACCAACGGCATGATCAGGAAGCATGAGCGGATACGGGATGGAAATTGCTATAGGTGGTTGTGGGTGGCCGGGCCGAGACTGCCGGGATTGTTGGAATGGATGAATAAGCGAAATGGTGGTGACTAGATGTTTGTTGAACTTGTCTGGCAATATGTGACCTACGATGATAGGATAATCGGCATCTATGAAGATGGATCGGAGCAGGATATAACCGGAATGGATTAACTTTTTTCTGAATAGTAAGCGATTGTGTTTACGCGAAAACTATAAATAGTAATAGATGCTACTATACATTAGACGGGGAAAGTCCAGTCCGGTTAGTGCCCGTCTAGTTGGGTCCCGGCAGTCGAGTCAAGTCTTGGCGTGGTGCGTTCTGCCTAGTCAATGCAAGTCGGGGCAGTCAAGTCCGGTCTCGTCGAGTTGCGTCGAGTCTTGTTCAGGCAGTTTCGGTAAGGTGTGGTTAGGTAGGCATGGCAGTCACGTCGGTTCGTGTCCAGTCATGTATAGTTAAGTCGCGAAGTGGCAGTCAAGTCCAGGCAAGTCCGGTCACGTATTGGCAAGCGTGGTCATGGCAGTCAAGTCTGGTCGGGTCCGGCCATGTCATGTATTGGTTTGGCAGTCGGTGTGTGTCGGGTCCCGGTTGGTAACGGTTTGGCGGGTCAAGTCTGGGCAGTCTTGTTGTGGTCGGCTCGTTTGGGTTACGCCGGTCGGGTCAGTGCATGGCAGTTGGGTCTAGGTATGATGGGTGCGTCAAGGTTGGTTCGGGCAGGGCAGTCGATGCAAGTCTCGTCAAGTCTCGTTTAGTCACGGCGTGGCAGTCCCGTCAAGTCATGGTACGGCAGTGCATGTCTTGTTTGTGCAAGGCAGTCTATAGAGGTGTTTGAAATGGTTGCAAAAGCAAAGAAAGCTGAGGTCCCTTCGGGGCCTATAACTTTGAAAAGAATAGAACTAAAGACATTGGAAATACCCATAATCGGCATATCTGAGCTGATTGTGCACCAATGGAGCGAGAAAGCCAAAAGGCAAATGCTGGAAAAGCAGATGTCTCCTGGCATCAAAAGTAAACGCGAAGCCAAAGACCCCATAGCAGACTATGAGGCCACAAAATACAAGATGGCCGATGGTTCGGACGGCTTCCCATCCGTGGCTTTCAAACAGGCTATGGTTGATGCTCTGAGGTTCTACGAAGGGGTTACAATGGTCATGGGCAAGATGGCCTTTTTCGTCGAGGGTGATTTGGTTAAGATCGAGGGCGAACCCCGGATGAGGGAGGACATGGTAAGGCTGGAGACCGGGGTTGCTGATATCAGGCACCGTGCCGGGTACCCCAACTGGTCTGCGATGCTCACCATAACCTACAATCCTGAGCTACTTACCGCAGAATCGGTTCTTGCCCTGGTAGATGCAGCGGGCCGTATGGTGGGCGTTGGCGAATGGCGGCCATCCAGTAAGAAGAGGACCGGGCCTTATGGTAGATTCCAGGTTGATGATAGCAGGCCGGTGGGAAGCACATGAGACAAACGTATGCATGGAAGATGGGGATGAAAATTCCCATCCAACCCGATGTGGCGGGTACTATATTCGAGAAGATCATCAAAGAACGGGGCGAACTGAAGCCTTCTTATGTGGTTGAAGAAGCCACTCCGGAGAAATCCCCGTTGCATACTTATTTCGAGTGGGATAACTCGATCGCGGCGGTGAAATGGCGAGAATGTCAAGCGGGCAGGCTAATACGGTTTCATGTAGTGCTGATCCACCCGGAGGATACCCCAAAATCTGATATACCGATCGAAATCAATTCTCGGAACAGTACTCGATCATTTGTCAGCGTCCGTGAATCCGATGGTCAAAAGAAGTATCTCCATATCGAAACTGTAATGGCCGATCCGGGTCTAAAGGATCAGTATATCAAGCGAGCATACCAGGAAATAAAAGAATGGTGCGTACGATACAAAGCTATCAAGGAGTTTGCTGGTATTTGCTTAGAGATTAAGAAGGTTAAGCTAGAGTGATTACATTTTCTTTTTTCGTAAGCATAATAGGTTGCCGTCCATGCAAAAATATATATACAATGACGTGCAATAGACAACCGTGCACCCTTACCGACCGCGAGGACGTTTAGCGCATGAAGGCCGCTCAAGCCGGGTAGGTCAAGCCTGGACGCAAAACAAAGTTTGGGTTTTCAACAATGATTTTGGGGTAATTAAAAAATTCCCAATGGACCATTTCACTTGTCCGGAATGCGATTTTGTAATTGAGATGGATAAGTTGGATTGCGCGTTTTGTCCGAAGTGTGGCGCAATCTTCAATGATGATATCACAAAACCGATATCGGAAACGGCGAAAATGGTAAAACTGCGAAAATATACCAAGTTCGCGAAGCGGTGCTGACCGGATAAATCAGCTACTATATGATTATCCTATCGAGGTCTACATGGAAGAAGACACCTATGAGCCATCCACCAAGCCCCTGTTAGTTGCGGGCCGCCTATCACATGCCGATTTTGAGCCAAGCAAAATTAAGTTGCCCAACCTAAACGAAATTTGCGGGATGCAAAGGAATAAATAGGTTGACTGTATAGGTTAATCTGTCTCATTGCGAAGTCTGGTCGATTTCGCCAATACTCCATAGGTAGCATATCGCTACCTATTTCTTGTTATCCACAGGTCGATAACATCCCTCCACATCCCCGCCTGCCGCCGGGCGAGAGAACCAATACGGCGGCAAATCCTCGTCATTGCAGTTGATCTCTGCATTCGACCGTTCGCGAACGTAAGCCTCTGTGATGTTAGCCGAGTCACATGCACAGGTAAGATCATCGGCCATTTATCATCGTTCTAAGGCCTGGATATGACTTGAAACTGTCCAATGGGCTCGTAAGATAACGGCTAGTCGGGAAGTCTCCAAAACTTCTAGCGTGGGTTCGACTCCTACCTTGCCCATTTAGCCTTGTTACGACATGGGCGGACATTAGGCAACCTAAGAAACCTATCCATTCCAAGGGGATCGAGTGAGACGGTCCCTATATTTCCTATGGAGCATCATGTCAGGCGAACTTTTCCCGGAAATCCTAACCAACCAGATAGCAGAGACATAGAACGATATGACCAACCCACGTAAAACCGGCTATTGCGCCGTCTGCGAATACATCAAAACGCACAAGCGGGCCTGCATAAACAAGAAGCTCCTAGAAGGGGCCTCATATAGATCGATAGCGATAGAAACCGGCCTGGACCAGAGGACAATAGCAAAACATGCCAAAGCAGGACATGGAATGAAGCCTGTGATTGCACAGGCTGGGAGGACGAAGGCGGTGAAAGAGGGGTTGGAGCTGGTGAAATGCGCGAAGGAAATCTATGATGATTGTAAGGACAATGCGGCGAAGGCGAAGGAAAAAGCCGAATCATCGCGCGATTTCAGAGACGCGTCCGGGTGTTGGGACGCTGCGACCAGAGCACTAAGCGTATTGAAAGTTGGAAGTCCAAATGATCATGATGAAACCGAATCAGACGGCTACATAGACGCCATGAGAGCAAACGCAAACAATGACTGGAAAGAAGCCCGCGCTATTCAAGTGGCAGCCACTGAGCCAAAAACAGAGGATGGTTCTGAGTTGGTGGATGAGTGAGAGTGGCGTAAGTGATTTTGACGGCATAATCTTGGATGGCTCCATCCGAGCTGGAAAAAGCTTACCCGAATCGGTATCTTTCATCGATTGGGGCATGTCCACCTACAACAATGAAACCCTCGGCATGGCAGGGAAGACCCTGGGAGCATTGCGGCGAAATGTGATTGGCCCACTGCTCAGGGTGCTGCCCGGTAGAGGGTATAAGGTCAAAAATATACGTAGTTCCGAAACTCCCCTGCTCCGAATATCCAAAGGCAGACGAACCAATGAGTTTCATCTGTTCGGTGGGAATAACGAAAGCAGCCAAGATCCTGTATTGGGATTTACCGGCGGCGGATTCTATTTCGATCAAGTGGAGCTTATGCCCCGGTCATTTGTGGAGACGGCGGAAGGCCGATGCTCCTTGGAGGATGCCAAACTCTGGTATAATTGCAATCCACAAGGCGCGAACCATTGGTTTTACCAAGAGTATTTGCAAAAATTGCAAGAGAAGCAACTTTTACATTTGCATTTTCTGATGGACGATAATCTATCGTTGTCCGCAAAGACACGCGCGCGATATGAGCGCCGCTGGCCCAAAGGATCGGTATTCTACAATAGAAATATCTTAGGCTTATGGGTGATGGCAGAAGGTAGGGTATTCTCGTTTTTCTCCGATTCACCAGATGCCGGGTATGTGGTAGATAAGGTACCTGATC